TGTTTATTAGTTCCTGGAGTCTGTTATTTTTAATTTGTTTTACTGTTCCATCATCAGCTTTAAAATGACCACAAGTAATTTGTTGTAATCTCATAAGCTGAACAAGTTTAGTTGCGGTCGTCATTAGTTTATCCCCGTGTTGTGCTAGGGCCATTTGTTTCATTTGAGAGTATAGTTTAGTTTGCTCTGGTGATAACTCGATGGATCGTTTCATGTAAGTATATGCAGGTAAATCTAAACAATCTTCTTTTAAACATCGGTAAGAAAAAGATTTAAGTTTCTCACTTAACTCTGAAAGATTTTTATATCCCACAACAATCTGCACGGATCGTCCACCAAAGTTTGCGGTAGCCATTTTAGCATATCGAGTCCTAAACGTGTAGTAAGAAGTATGATTTAATAACCACGGATCAAGGAACTCACACTGTTTATACAAATCTAACGGAGATTTTGTAACTGGTGATCCAGTTAAAATTCTTCTGTATTTTGTACGATCCGCCATACCAATAATATTCTTAGTACGTTTAGCATCAGGATTTTTTATAGTCGTAGATTCATCAATAGCCATCATAGCTTTGTGGCAGTTTAAAAAACGATGGGCAAAGTCAACACCTTTTTTAGTCGAGAAAGCTTCTACGTTCATCACTAAAATGTTTAAATGATGCCCTGTTTTGAACAAACTATTTAATAATAATTTTTGTTTTTGATTAATTTGAGCACTCCATAAAACAACATTTTTTTCAATATGATCTGGCAAGTGTGTCGGTATCTCTGAAGAAAACCAGTTTTTATACACACCTTTTGGTGCCACAATAAGAGCACCATTTATTTTACCCAGGTCATAAAGCATAGCTATATTATCAATTAAAACCTTAGATTTACCGGTACCCATCTCCATAAAATAAGCAAAAACTTTCTTATTCCAGGACATTTTTAAAGCTTTGAGCTGATGCTCGTATGGCTTTGTTTTAAATTTGTAGTTCATAGTTTACTTTTCTTTCTAAAAAGACTATATACAAATTGGAAAGGAGAAGTCAAGAAGTGAATAAAGTTTATGTTATTCAAGAACTACCTGGAACTAAGGAAGGTAGACCAAAATATAATATTGTTGGTGCACAAAAATATGGAAACATAAAAATATTATTACCAGAACATTCTCAAATTATTTTATCCCCAGGACCACTAGTTTTTAAATTAAGGCAATTACTAAAAGATTATACATCTGAAGATTATTTATTATTAACAGGAGACCCTGCAATTATTGGGGTTGCTTGCTCAATTGTGTCAGACATGACAAACGGAAGATTCAACCTATTAAAATGGGACAGACAAGAAAAAACATATTATCCAGTAGAAATAAATTTATTTCCAAAGGATTGACATTAGAATTTATTTCTATATATAGGATTATAGAAAGAAGGAGGTTAATATGAGTAAGATTAATTTTGAAGTAGATCAACAAAATTCATTGGACGCGTCTTCAGACTCGGACAAAAGATCTCTTGCGGAGCAAGTAGAGAAGTTAAGGTTCCTGGAAGATGATATTGAAAAAGTTGAATCAAAACTTAAAAAATTAAAAAAAGATGCAGAAGTCATTTCAGGGGAGGTCATTCCTACAATGATGGTTGAAATGAACATTAAGACAATAAAATTAGCAGACGGCACTGGCGTTGAGGTCAAGCCCGTCTACGGTGCTTCTATTCCTACTGCAAAGAAGGAAGAGGCATTTAACTGGCTTCGTAATAATGGTCTAGGTGATCTTATCAAAAATGACATCACCGTTTCCTTTGGCCGTAACGAAGATAACAAGGCAGCACAATATGCTGTACTTGCACAAGGTCAAGGGTTTGAACCTGTCCAGAAATTAAAGGTTGAACCCATGACTCTAAAGGCTTTAGTCAGAGAGCGTCTTGAAGCTGGACAAGAGATGCCCTCTGATTTATTTAATGTGTTCGCGGGAAGCCGAACCAAAATTACTCGAGCATAGGAGGAAAAATGAGTAAGGAAACAGTAACAAAGAAAAAAGAAACAGGAACCAAAGAAGTAGCTAAAAAAGCAAACGGTGCATTAGCAACAGTTAATTTTGAAGCTGATGCAGGTTTCTCAACAGGTACAGTAGGTCAAGAAGACTTAGCTTTACCTTTTTTAAAAATCCTTGGACAACTATCTCCAGAGGTAAACAAAAGAGATGGTAAGTATGTTGAAGGTGCTCAACCTGGAATGATTTATAATTCCGTAACAAATGATTTGTATGACGGAGAAAAAGGAGTGAATGTAATTCCTTGTTATTATAAGTTAGAATATGTTGAGTGGAAGGACAGGGGAAAAGATAGTGCAGGAGCACCAGTAAATATCTATCCTTCATCGTCTGACATCATGACAAAAACCACTAGAGGCGCAGATTACAAAGACAGGTTGGCTAACAATAATTATATTGAAAAGACAGCAAGTCATTTTGTAATTATAGATGCAGGTGTACCAACAACTGCATTGATTGCCATGAAATCGACTCAATTAAAAATTAGTCGTAAGTGGAATAGTATGATGCAGAGTATAAAGATGAAAGGTAAGAATGGATTATTTACACCAGCTTCTTTTAGTCATGTGTATCAACTAAAAACTGTACAACAATCAAACGATAAGGGGACTTGGTTTGGTTGGGAGGTCAGTAAAGTGGGTCCTGTTCAAAGTGCAGATCTTTACCAGCAAGCGAAAACATTTGCTGAGAATATTGCTAAAGGTGATGTTCAAGCAAAACATGGTGAGGAATCTGAAACTCAGGCAGAAGCTCATTTCTAAACTAGAACCGCGAAGCGCTCTCTACATGTTATGATGGGAGCGCTTTGTTTAAATTATGGAAGAAAAGTTTATAGAAATATTTACAGGTTTAGATCGAGACTATGGATACGCTGACGTTACTACTTCTTACGTAGATCCTAAAACAGGTAAATTAAAATTAAAATATGGATGGGCAGGTCGTGCCCTAACTAAACAAGATTATATAGATCACCTTGAAGGTAAAAAATCAATAGGGATTCAACCTTGTACTGATGAGGGCATGGCAAGGTTTGGTGCTATTGATATTGATTCAGATGCATATCAAAATTTTAGTTACAGAAAATATTTAGAAATTATCGATGCAGAAAAATTACCCATCGTTCCAGTTAAATCTAAAAGTGGTGGACTTCATTTATATGTTTTCTTTGCAGAAGATGTTTCAGCAGCCTACGTTAGAAATTTTTTAGATAAACTTCTGTTTACTTTAAATTTAAAATCTGACACTGAAATATTTCCAAAACAAACTGAACTTGGATTAGCTGGTCCAGATGAAAAACCAATTAATGGTAACTTTATAAACTTACCTTATTATAATAAATCTGAACGAGTTGCATTAAACCTAGACGGAACAGAATTTACATTTGAACAATTTATACAGGTCGTTGAAGCTAATAAAAAAACAAAACAAGAACTAGAAGAATTTATTAATGCACATCTAAGAAAAATTTTAGGAAACGATAATCAAGAATTTAGTGAAGGTCCTGTATGTTTGCAAGCGATTACTAAAAATTTAGACTCGTCAAATAAATTAGCAGATCATAGAGATCGTTTTCTTTATAATTACATGGTGTTTGCAAAAAAAGTTTACGCAGATACCTGGGGCACTAAAGTTTTAGAGGGTGCAAGAAAATGGATTGTTTATGATAACGAGTGGGGAGATGAAAAAGTAAAACAAAAAATAAAAGCTTGGAGTAAAAAAACAGCAGGACACATTTGTTCAGAGGAACCAATTGTAAACTATTGTGTAAAATCAGAGTGTGCAAAAAGAAAATTTGGATATTTATCTGACAAGACTCAAAAATTTCCAAAACTATCTTCATTAATAAAAATTGACTATCAGCCAGACCCAGAGTTTAGATTTACCGTTCATTACAATGATAAAAATGACGGAGAAAAAACTAAAATGGTTGTTGCAAAAACAGTTTCAAATTTAATGAACATGGAAAAATGCCGTGAATTAATTGGTGCACATGCACCGGTGCCACCACCAAGAATTAAACAAGATGAGTTCCAAGCTATCTTAAATGAACTTTATGATGGAATGAAAGTTGAAAACCCACCAGCAGGAACATCACCAAAAGAAATTTTACAAAGACATATATTTGATTATTTGCATGGTGTACAAGCGATTAGTGATACATCATTTAAAGCAGGTAGTGTATTAAAAGATGAAGGTGATGCATTTTTTGTTTTTACTCCCTTCTATGAATTTTTAAAAACCAGAGAGTGGAAAACTAAAATAGATAGAACAGCTCATTGGATGAAAGAATGGTTCGGTGCAGAACATCAAGTTCAAAAAAGATATCCTAAGAAAGACACAGAAAAAACTTCTAATAACCCAGTGCGTTGCACAAAAATTTCAATGACTAAATTTAAAAAAGAAGAAAGAAAAATAGAGGAATTAAATATTAAAGGTAAGGAGAATATCTTTTGATTAAAAAATTTTATGGTCCACCTGGAACAGGAAAAACAGAAAAACTTATTCGTCGAGCCCAGGCTTACATCAGAGTTGGTACACCGGTAAATAAAATTGGATACTTTGCTTTTACCAGGAAAGCAGCAAACGAAGCTAAGAATAGAATGCTTTCAAAGAAAATTCACTTTAAGAAAAAAGAGTTACAATATTTTAAAACATTACATTCTTTTGCATTTGGAACTTTAGGTCTAACTGAAGATCTTGTCATGCAAGAAGAACACTACGAAGATCTTGGAAAAGAAATTAGTATTCGAGTTAACATGAGTTCAGATCCAAATACTTCACCTTACTTAACCTGTGACAATGAATATTTTCAATTAATATTAAAAGCTAGGGAAAAAGATATTTCATATGAAGATGAATATTCAACGGGAGAATACTCGCATAATTTAAATAAAGATGTCCTGGATCATGTTTATGTAAATTATTTAAAATACAAAACTAAACATAACTTAATTGATTTTAATGACATGATTCAAATGTTTATAAAAAAATCTAAAAAAGAAAAAAATTTTTGTCCTAGATTTAAAGTTGTTTTTATAGATGAAGCACAAGACTTATCCCCCATACAGTGGAAAATGTATGATGTCATCAAAGCACATAGTGATGACATTTATTTAGCCGGTGATGATGACCAGGCCATTTTTACTTGGGCCGGTGCAGATGTTGACCGATTTAAGAACCTGCCATAGAAAAAGTTTTAAATATATCAAGACGTGTACCTAAAAGTGTTCAACAAATATCTCAAATTATAGTTTCTAGAATTATGGGTTTGCGTCAAACGAAAAAATACCACGCTAAAGATACTGAAGGTTTTGTTTGTAATATCAATAACTTAAACAATATTAATTTGTTAAAAGATAAATGGTTAATTTTAGCCAGAACAGTTTCTAGAACTCGAGAGATTGCAAAAGAATTAAAACGCCAAGGTATTTATTTTAAAATTAAAGATATGAAAAGTTTTTCAACCAAACTTTATCGATGTATTGTTAATTACACAAAGTGGACAAAAGGTGAGACTATTGAACAAACTGAACTTGATGATGTAATAGAATGCATTGGTCACGATCAATTAGATAAAAATAAAACTTGGTTTGAGTGTTTTGATAAAGCATCTTTAGAAGAAAAAAATTACATTCGTTTAATGTTGGGTAATAAAGAAAAGCTAGATGAAGAACCTCGTGTTCAGCTTTCTACAATTCATGCAGCAAAGGGTGGTGAGTGTGAAAATGTTATTTTAGTTTTAGACAACACAAATAAAATACGAAAATCGACTGAAAGAAATATTAAAAAGAAAGATGAAGAACATCGAGTCTGGTATGTGGGTGCTACACGTGCCAAACAAAATTTATATTTATTAAGATCTAAAATAGCGAGGAAGGGTTATCAATTGTATGACGGCTAAGAATAAACAAATTGGAGGAGACCACTACAAATTAAAAATTCAACCTTACACATTTATTATGGAGAACAGGTTGAATTTTTTTCAAGGTAATGTAATTAAATATGTAGTACGTTATCTTAAAAAAAATGGCGTGCAAGATTTACAAAAAATAATTCACTACTGTGAATTAGAAATAGATAGACTAAGAAAGGGTTAACATATGAACGTTCAGGACATTACTCACATTTATGTTCTTATTATCTTTACAGTTTTTATTGCAATCATGCTTTGGTGGAATAAAGATTTATAATGAGAGTTCCTATTTTTGAAGCCCAGACTGAATGGGTAGAGCCACAAGAATTTCCAGATCTAAGATCATACGATGAGATTGCGATCGACTTAGAAACTAGAGATCCAGATCTTAAGTCCAAAGGGTCGGGGTCTGTGACAGGTAATGGTGAAGTGGTAGGAATTGCAGTAGCCGTGCCTGGAAGGAAGTTTTATTTTCCCATTGCACATGGTTCGGGTTCGAATATGAACAAACAACGTGTCCTAGCATGGTTTAAAGATACCATGTCCACAGACGCTGTAAAGATTTTTCATAACGCTATGTATGATGTTTGTTGGATTAAACAAATGGGTATTAAAATTAATGGCCGTATTGTTGATACAATGATTGCAGCAAGTTTGATTGATGAGAATCGTTATTCTTATTCACTTAATGCTTTGTCCTGGGAACACCTGGGTTATGGTAAATCAGAAACTGCTTTGATTGAAGCAGCTAAAACTAGAGGTCTTGATCCAAAAGCAGATATGTGGAGACTTCCTCCCATGGAAGTTGGAGCGTATGCAGAAAAAGATGCTGAAATTACATTTGAACTTTGGCAAATATTTAAGAACGAAATTATTCACCAGGACATTGAAAGTATTTTTAATTTAGAAACAGATCTATTTCCATGTTTAGTGGATATGAGATTTAAGGGTGTTCGCGTCGATACTGAACGCGCTCACAAATTGAAACAACAATTAGTTTCACAAGAAGAAGAGTTATTGCTGCAAGTAAAAAAAGAAACAGGCATAGAGCCCCAAATATGGGCTGCAAGAAGCATAGCAAAAGTTTTTGATAAACTTGATTTACCTTACGAAAGAACAGAGAAAACAAAAGCACCTTCCTTTACTAAAAATTTTTTACAAGAACACCAACATCCTTTGGTTAAGAAGATAGCAAAAGCGAGAGAAGTAAACAAGGCCCATACTACTTTTATTGATACAATTATTGAACATCAACATAAAGGTCGAATTTATGCAGAGATTAATCAGATTCGTTCTGACTCTGGAGGAACCGTGACTGGAAGATTTAGTTATCAAAATCCAAACCTACAGCAACTTCCAGCAAGGAACAAGGACCTAGGACCTATGATCCGTTCTTTATTTTTGCCTGAAGAAGATTGTACCTGGGGATGTTTTGATTACTCACAACAAGAACCAAGACTCGTGGTGCATTACGCAGCGTTGCATAAATTTCCAACAGTGTATGATGTTGTTGAAGCTTATCAAGACGATGTTTCAACGGACTTTCATCAAACCGTTGCTGAGATGGCTCAGATTCCAAGGTCACAAGCCAAGGTGATTAATCTTGGATTATTTTATGGAATGGGTAAAGCAAAACTTCAAGCTGAACTTGGAGTGTCTAAAGATAAAGCTGCAGAATTATTTGATCAGTATCACGCTAAAGTTCCGTTTGTAAAACAACTTATGAACTCTGCTTCTAATCGTGCCCAGGAACGTGGACAAATTAGAACTTTACTTGGAAGATTGTGTCGGTTTCATTTATGGGAACCTAATATGTTTGGGATGCACAAAGCATTACCACACGAAGATGCACTCAGGGAACACGGACCAGGGATCAAAAGAGCTTATACCTACAAAGCATTGAATAAACTTATTCAAGGTTCAGCTGCAGATATGACAAAAAAGGCCATGTTAGAACTTCACAAAGAAGGTATTATCGCCCACATACAAATTCATGATGAACTTGATTTATCAGTCGAGTCTCCAGGGCATGCAAAAAAGATTATTGAGATCATGGAGAATGCTGTTAAATTAGAAGTCCCCAACAAGGTTGATTATGAATCAGGTAAAACGTGGGGAGATATCTATGGATAAGGAGAAAACATGGCATACCTTAATGCAAACACTCCACCTATTTATTGTAAAATTAGGACGGAGTATTTATACGATATGGACCAAAAGAAACGAGGTGAAAGAGAATGTGTTATCTTTGGCCTCACGAGTATCATTGGTCGTGCGCTCCTATTCAATATTATGTTACCGAACGGGGCGTGCTTTTGGCGTTTGCCTATCAGCGCGTTTTTCCAAAAACGTTTTTCTAGATCCCAAGTGCCTGATATGCAGGTCCAAGAGTTACAGCTGTGGAACTGTTTTAGTTACTACCCTAGTATTCATCGCTTTGATTGGATGGATGGTTTAGACGGTAAGTTTAGAGGAAAAGATAAAAAATTTTATAAAGGTAACTATTTATTCACCGTTGACTGGGCCCACCCTGATAATAATATTTTAAACACTGAACACTCTGAAATTCCTCAAGAACATAAATGTGCACACATTCTTGAACTTGATAATGGAAATTTTGCTGCACAACCAAACAATCGTTGCTTATGGCACGTTAACTCTTACACTACAGATAAAGATTGGCCTGATTACAAAGTTCAAACCACGGTTTGGGATTGTGAAGATGATGCTTGGGTCACCGAAGACTCCGACAATATGTTCTATGATTTAGAACCAAATAAGTCTTCTCAAGAAGATTAAAATCATATATAGAACTTTAAAGCCAAAGGAAACATGATCAGATTAATTTTTATAGTAGGAGTGTGTTTATTTTATGCGACAGCAACTTATACAGATGTTACGCAAGAAAACGTCAGCGGCGGTAATACTTCTATACAAGGGGGTTATACGTCATCGACTACTTATGAATCTGGCTCTACTAGTTCTAGCACTACTACTAATAGCACTACTAGCAACATACGTTCTGCTCCTCCTACTGCCTCTGCGCCTAATCTAGCCCCATCTGGAATAGATGTGTGTTCGGTATCAGCTAGCGCTGGAGTTCAAACTTTTGGTTTGGGAGTATCCGGTGGTAAAAGTTTTAGAGATAAAAACTGTGAAAGAATAAAATTATCAAGGGAACTTAGAGCAAACGGTATGAACGTA